CTATTTACTTTATTGAAAACTATTGTCAAATTATTACACTAGATAGAGGCTTACAATTATTTAAACTTTATGAGTGTCAAAAGAAAAAAGTAGATCTTATTCTTAACAATCGTAAAGTTATTTTGATGGAAGGCAGACAGCAAGGTAAGACTGTTACTGCCGCTGCATGTATTCTACATTATACTATTTTTAGTAGCGATAAAACAGTAGCTATTATGGGTAACAAGACTGCTTCTGCTAGAGAAGTTTTAGCGCGTTATCAAACTATGTATGAGAACTTACCTATCTGGATGCAACAGGGCGTTAAAACTTGGAACAAAGGTGACGTAGAGTTAGAAAATAATTGTCGTATTTTTACAGCAGCCACAACAACCTCAGGTATTCGAGGTAAGTCAGTAAACTGGCTATACATTGACGAGGCTGCAATTATTCCAAACAATGTTGCTGATGAGTTCTTTGCTTCTGTATATCCTACTATTTCTGCTGGTGAAACAACTAAAATTCTTCTTACTTCAACACCACTAGGTTACAATCACTTTTGGAAATTTTGGAACGAAGCAGAGAAAGGAGCTAACGGATTCATACATCACTTTATCCACTATAGTGAAATTCCAGGAAGAGATGAGAAGTGGGCAGAGGAACAATTAAAACTTCTAGGTGAACTAAAATACAATCAGGAAGTTTTATGTGAGTTTTTAGGATCATCTAATACTCTTATTAACGCTAGAACTATTGGAGCATTAAGTTCTAAAGAGCCGGTATTTGAAAACGATTCCTTAAGAGTATACGAAAAACCTGAAAACAATAAATACTATGTAATTACGGTAGATACTGCAAGAGGTATTGGTGGTGACTATTCAGCATGCGTTGTTTTTGACATTACTGAAATGCCATATAAAGTAGTAGCAACATATAGAGATAATAAAATTGCGCCAATGTTATATCCTAACGTTGTAGCAAAGTTAGGTGAGGATTATAATAATGCCTATGTCTTGATTGAGACTAATGACATTGGGCAACAAGTCGTTGACATTTTACATGAGGAGATAGAATACGACAATATTTTTAGTACTGTCACTGAAAAAAATAGACAGTATGTATCACCAGGGTTTGGTAAAGTTACTAGACGTGGTGTAAGTACTTCTAAGCAAGTTAAAAGACAGGGGTGTTTTAGTTTTAAAAGTTTAATGGAGGAACAGAAGTTACTCTGTTTTGACGCAGAAACTATACATGAGATATCTACGTTTGTAGAAAAAGGTAATACTTATCAAGCAGACGAAGGATATCACGATGATTTAGTTATGTGTATGGTGTTGTTTGGATGGTTGTCAACTAATACTTTTTTTAAAGAGTTAACAGACATCAATACCAGAGACGGTTTGTATAACAAACAAATGGCACATATAAAAGAAAATTTAACTCCTTTTTATGTTCGAAAGGGAACGGACGAACCAGAGGGAGAGGTTATCGATGGTGATTATTGGATATTAGACGATGACTTTCAGAAGAAAGTTAAAGAACTAGGACTTAAATTTTAATTTTTATAAATAATTAAATGATAAACAACTTGTATCATTTTAATTAAATCGAGGAGAAAAACATGGCTTTTCAGCTATCACCAGGCGTTCTCGTAACAGAAAGGGATTTGACTTTAGTCGTACCTGCAGTAGCAACCACAAATGCTGGTTTTGTAGGTGACTTTAAGTGGGGTCCTTCAGACGAGATTCGCGTTATTGATTCAGAAAATAACTTAAGAAGAACTTTTGGTTTGCCTGATAACGACGTAGCCGAAGACTGGTTTACAGCAGCTTCTTTCCTTGCTTACGGTAATAACTTACAGGTTATCCGTGTAGTAGGATCAAGCGCTTTAAATGCCGGTACTGACGCAGGCGTTCTTATTTCAAACGAAGTTGACTATTTAAACAACCATGACGCCGGAGCAGGCGCCAATGGAACATGGGCCGCTAAGTATGCAGGTACTTTAGGAAATTCCTTAAAAGTATCAATGGCAGACTCATCAGACTTTAGCTCTTGGGCATACGCACAAGAATTTGATGCTGCACCAAGCACAACAGCTTCAGTAGCTAATGCTGGCGGATCACAAGACGAAATGCACATCATTGTCATTGACGAAGACGGTCTTTTCACTGGTACCCAGGGTACAGTTTTAGAAAGATTTGCCGGCGTTTCTAAGGCATCTGATGGTGTTACATCTACAGGGGAAAGCAATTACTACAAGAACGTAATTAACTTCCAATCACAATATATTTGGTGGACAGACCACATTGGTGGACATGTAAACTGGGGCTCACAAGCTTCTGGTGTTACATTTACACTTAACAGTGCTGTAACAGATCCAACTAAAGCTACTGTATCCTTACAGGGCGGCGTAGACGACAGCCCTTCAGACGGCGATCTTCAAAACGGTTACGAAGTATTTGGTAACGACGAAGAAGTTGACGTTTCTTTATTACTTACTGCTGCACATAGTGTTAACGTAGGTAAGTGGGTACAGGATAACGTTGCAACTGTAAGAAAAGATTGTATGGTATTCTTGTCACCTACTAAGGCAAACGTTGTCAACAACGCAGGCCAAGAGGCAGCAGATATTGTAACAACAAGAAACCTATACTCTACCACATCTTACTCCGTAATGGACAGTGGTTGGAAGTATATGTACGATAGATATAACGACGTATACAGATGGATTCCTTGTAACGGTGACGTTGCAGGACTTTGTGTTCAAACAGATTTAACCAACGATCCATGGTGGTCGCCTGCTGGTTTTAACAGAGGACATATTAAGAATGCTGTTAAAATGGCGTACTCACCTAGAAAGACTGATAGAGACACGCTTTACAAGGCAGGGGTTAACCCAATCGCAGGTTTCCAAGGCTCAGGTATTGTCCTTTTTGGTGACAAAACTATGCTTGACAAGCCTTCAGCGTTTGACAGAATTAACGTTAGAAGACTTTTCATTGTCCTTGAAAAAGCAATTGCCACAGCAGCTAAATTCCAGCTATTCGAATTCAACGATGCGTTTACAAGAGCACAATTTACCGCTCTAGTAGAACCATTCTTGAGAGATGTACAAGCTAGAAAAGGTTTATACGACTTTAAAGTAGTGTGTAATGAAAATAACAACACACCTGAAGTTATCGACAGACAAGAATTTGTCGCTGATATCTTCTTGAAGCCAGCTAAGTCAATTAACTTTATTCAGCTTAACTTCATTGCCACAAGAACTGGCGTGAATTTTGAAGAAGTTGGCGCTTAAGGGTTATAAATAATTAATAAAGTAAACATTAGGAGATATAAATGAATATCGAAGATTTTAAGGCCCGACTTGGCGCAGGTGGTGCTAGACCTAATCAGTTTGAAGTGTTACTATCATTTCCTGGTTATGTCAGCGGTGTCGATCCGTCCTATTCAATTATGGTTACTGGAGCCGCACTACCAGCTTCAACAGTAAACCCAGCTATCCTTCAATACAGAGGTAGGGAAGTTAAATTAGCTGGTGAGAGAATTTTTGATCCATGGACAATTACTATTGTCAATGACACAAGTCAAACTCTCAGACAAGCTTTTGAAGCATGGATGGAAGGAATGAATGGCAAGATTGATAACGAAGGTGTTCTTACTCCTTCAGAGTATCAAACAGATTTGGTTGTTAAGCATTTAGATAGAAACAACGATACGTTACCTGGCGGTACATATACGATCAGAAATGCTTTTCCAATCCAAATGTCAGAAATTGCTTTACAGTACGCACAGAACGACATTATTGAAGAATTTACGGTGACATTCCAATACCAGCACTACGAAGTAGCTTAAGTTTTTGGGATAACAATTAGGTTAAATTATGCAGATTTTTGGGTTTAATATCAGCCGAGTGGAGAAGCCACAAAGTGAGAAATCCTTTGTGGCTCCTTCCGATGAGGGTTCCGTAGAAAGCATCCGAGCAGGAGGCTACTACGGAACTTATCTTGATCTCGAAGGCGTCGCGAATAGTGAGGCAGAGATCATTAAAAGGTATCGTGACATTGCTATGATGGCAGATGTTGATACAGCCATTGAAGACATTGTTAATGATGCAGTAAGTAACTTGGATGATGAAGACCCAGTACAACTGAATTTAGATAATGTAGAACTTAGTCAAAGTGTTAAAAAACAAATCTTTGACGAGTTTGAAACAGTAACCGAGCTTCTAGATTTTAAAAATAGAGCTCAAGATTACTTTAGAAGATGGTATATTGATGGAAGAATGTACTTCCATAAGGTTATTGATACCGAAAAGCCTAGGGACGGTATTAAAGACATACGTTACATTGACCCTAGAAAGATTACAAAAGTTCGGGAAGTTAAAAAGGAAAAGAACCAACAAGGTGTTAACTTCGTAAAGTCAGTAGAAGAATATTTTATCTACAACGACAAAGGAATTAGTAATAAGCCCGGACAAATTAAGCCTCCTCAGAACGATCAGGCTTTGAAGATAACGAAAGATGCTATAACGTATGCACCAAGTGGGTTGGTGGACCAAGATAAAGGTTATGCGCTTTCATATTTACACAAAGCGATCCGTCCAGCCAACCAACTTAGAATGATGGAGAATGCGGTAGTAATTTATCGTATTACAAGAGCTCCAGAAAGAAGAATTTTTTATGTTGACGTTGGCGATTTACCAACCAACAAAGCGGAACAGTATTTAAAAGATATCATGGATCGGTATCGTAACAAATTAGTTTACGATGCAAGTACAGGAGAGATCCGTGATGATAAGAAATTTATGTCTATGTTGGAGGACTTTTGGCTTCCACGTAGATCAGGCGGTACAGGTACTGCAATTGATACACTGCCAGCAGGACAGAACTTAGGGCAGATTGAGGACGTAGAATATTTTCAAAAGAAATTATATCAGTCTTTAAATGTACCTGTAAGTAGATTAGAACAACAAGCGGGCCTTAACTTTGGTAGAGCCGCAGAGATTAATAGAGACGAACTTAAATTTACAAAGTTTGTAGCTAAGTTAAGAAGAAAGTTTAGTTATGTTTTTGATGACTTACTAAAGACACAGCTTTTACTAAAGAATGTTATTACTGAGGAAGACTGGAGAAAGATTCGTGACGATATTATTTACGAGTTTGCTTCAGATGCTTACTACACAGAGTCTAAAGAACAAGAGATTCTTAGAAGTAGAGTAGAAGTATTAAACGGTGTAGCAGGTTATATTGGTACTTTGTTTAGTAAAAACTATGTGCAGAAACAAATTTTAAGATTAACAGATGAAGAGCTGGAGCAAATTAATATGGAGATTCAAATAGAAGCTCCAATGCAAGAGGCTCAACAAGGAGAAGAAAATGGACCAACAACAGGCGATTAAAGATATGATGGACAGCATTGCTAGTGGTAAAGCTAGTGAGGTTCAAGACAGATTTAATGCAATTATGCAGGACAGAGTTAATGTAGCGGTAAACGATTACAAAGCGGAGTTAGCTAGTTCTGTTTTTAAAAACCCAGATTTACAGGCAATGGGATTGGCAGACGGAGAAGAACACGTTTTAGAGGTTGATCCTGCAGCGGAGCCTGAATCAGTCGAAACAGGAGAAACCGATGAAGACATTTAAGCAATTTAGAGAAGGCGTTGAAGTTGAAGACATCGTCGAAGCACCAGTTGATGGCGTAGAGAAAGGTTCTTTACCCGGAGATCAGCACATGTGTGCTTCTAAAATCTTTCATAAAGAATGGCAAGAAGGTACACCGGTAATTGGTGAACATGCTGAACCTGATGAAAATGGTAATGTTGCATGGTACAAAGTCATGTTTGAACATGGCATTGAAACTGTCGAGGTTAACGATCCAGACGTAGAAGTATTGGAAGAAGGTAGCCACGGCAACCACAAGAAAAAGAAGTAAACTAATTAAACGGAGAAAATAGATGGCATTCGCTAGTTCTAATTTAAAGTTGACACAAGTCCAGGCCGTCGTGCGCGTCAGCGGAACTGGCGGGGACAGTGGCACTATCGATTTAGATGTTGATTTAAAAAAGTCAACAGAAACCGCATCTTCACCAACAGTAAACATTACTAGAATCCATTGGAACTGCGACAAAAACGCAGCAGTAACAGTTGCTCGTAACGGTGTAGACATTATGCACGTTCATGGTACTGGCTTTACAGACTGGTATGGTTTTGTAGAGAATACCGAAAACACATCAGACATTGACATTGATATTTCTAATGGTGATGCTGTTATTTGGCTAGAGTTGGCCAAGGTAGGTGGTTTTGGTTCACAACAACACCAAGGCGCTGACGGAGACTTAGGATAATGAAACTTATTACAGAGACAACAGAACAGGTTAATTTTTTAACCGAGTTAAACGAAGAGACAGGAAAGAAGAGCTACTTTATTGAAGGTCCTTTTTTACAGTCTAATATTACTAATAGAAATGGCCGCATGTATCCTAAAGAGATTATGCAAAAAGAAGTGGTACGTTATACAAAAGAAAATATTGATAAAAAACGTGCCTACGGCGAGCTAGGCCATCCTGACGGACCAACTATTAATCTTGATAGAGTATCTCACATGATTGTCGGTCTTAAAGAGTCTGGTGATAATTTTATTGGTAAAGCTAAAATTTTGGATACTCCAATGGGACGTATTGTAAGAGAACTTATTGACGAAGGTGCTAACTTAGGTGTTAGTTCTAGAGGTTTAGGATCTCTTAAAGAGAAGAATGGCATTAACGAAGTACAAGATGATTTCATGCTTGCTACAGCAGCTGATATTGTAGCAGATCCATCAGCTCCTGATGCTTATGTTAGAGGCATTATGGAAGGCAAAGAGTGGGTGTTTGTAGACGGTATTTTCCAAGAAAAAGATATCGCAGAACATAAAGCTGTTATTACAAAGGCTAAATCAAGAGAGTTAGCTGAAGCAAAATTAGAAGTTTTTGAAAGATTTCTAACGAAATTGTCCAAAATTTAAATAAATATAAATATTATACATTACAAAGTTTGTATATTAATTAAAACCGTAAAGGGAGAATAACATGGGTGTAGAAACCAAAATTAGAGAACTTATGGAGGGGGCAGCTAATCGTCCTCTAGATAAGAGCCAAGGTGACGCTACTAACCCAACACAAGGCGATTCCAACCCTAACCCTGAGCAACAGGACCTAAGTGGTACTAGCAACAAGGAAGGTGGGTTAACGTCTGAAGTTGGTAAGGCAGCATCATCTAAAGCTTCAAAGGACAACACTCTACCTGCTGGCCAAGGCGCTGGCAAGGCTCCTAACTTCGATGATAAAGAAGATCCTCGCAACGTAGTTGCACAGGCATCTTCAAAAGGTAACGTTAATCAAGAAGAAGTTGAAGAGTCAGAAGAGGAAGAGGTTATTTTAGAAGACGAAAATGCTGAGGTTGAAGCAGAAACTGAAGAAGAGCAAGTTGAAGAGCTTGTTGAAGACGAAGTTGAAGCTGAGGCTGAAGAAGAGCTAACTGAGGAAGAAGAGACAGAGGACGAAGTTCTTTTTGAATCTGATTTAGAAGCTTTATTTGCAGACGAAGAGCACCTCACAGAGGAGTTTAAAGTTAAAGCAGCGAACATTTTCGAAGCCATTGTTACATCAAGAGTTACTAGCGAAGTAGAAGCAATCGAAGCAGACCTAGTAGAGCAAGCCAATGCAGCTTTTGAAGAAACAAAAGAAGAGCTAGTAGAAAACATCGACAAGTACCTCAGTTATGTTACTGAGAACTGGATGAAAGAAAACGAGCTAGCTATTGAAAGCGGATTGAAATCAGAGATTACTGAATCTTTTATTAAAGGTATGCAACAAGTGTTCACTGAGCACTACATTGAAGTACCTGAAGAGAAGTATGATGTATTAGCTGAAATGCAAGCTCAAATCGACGGCTTGAAAGAGAAGTTGGACGAGCAAGCAGCTCAAAACGTTGAACTATTTAGTGAAGCAGAACAACTTAAGAAAGAGAAAGTATTTGCAGAGGTTTGTGAAGACCTAGCATCTACTGAAACTGAAAAGTTTGCTACATTAGTAGAAGACATTTCATTTGGTAGCGAAGAAATGTACAAGCAAAAGCTAATCGTTGTTAAAGAAAACTACTTCCCTAAGGCAGTGGCTTCAGATGACGACAAACTTGAAGACAGAGTAGAAGGTTCCGCTCTTAACGAAAACTCATTGATGTCTAGATACGCAACAGCTATTTCTAGAGCTTCTAAGTTTTAAAAATTTAATAAATTATAAATAATTAAAGTTACTTAATAACTGTAATACAACAAGGAGAAACTTAAATGTATCTTTCAGAAGAACTACAAAAAAAGTGGGAGCCCGTTTTAGCGCATCCTGATCTCTCAGAGATTCAAGATCCCTACAAGCGTGCAGTAACCACCGTTGTTCTCGAAAACCAAGAGAAAGCTCTTCGTGAAGAAAAAGCTGCTCTATTCGAAGCAACACACGCAAACCAAACAGGTTCAAGCATCGACAACTACGATCCTATTTTGATCAGCCTAGTTAGACGTGCATTGCCTAACCTTATGGCTTATGATGTTTGTGGTGTTCAGCCAATGACTGGACCTACAGGCCTTATCTTTGCCATGAAATCACACTACAGCAGCCAAACTGGTACTGAAGCCCTATTTAACGAAGCTGATACAGACTTCTCAGGTACTGGTACACACGCTGGCAGCAACCCTGTTGATGGTGCTTACACAACAGGTGAAGGTGTTTCTACTTCTACAGCAGAAGGTTTTGGTGACTCTACTACACTTAACGAGATGGCTTTCTCAATCGAGAAGACAACTGTTACAGCTAAGTCAAGAGCGCTAAAAGCAGAATACACCGTTGAATTGGCTCAGGACCTTAAAGCGATTCATGGCCTAGACGCTGAAGGCGAATTGGCTAACATCCTTTCACAGGAAATCCTAGCTGAGATCAACAGAGAAGTAATTAGAACAATCTACAAAGTAGCTAAAACCGGTTCAGCTTCTACAGCAACACCTGGTACTTTTGACCTAGACGTTGATTCCAACGGTAGATGGTCTGTAGAGCGTTTCAAGGGTCTACTTTTCAACATTGAAAGAGACGCTAACGTAATTGCACAAGACACAAGACGTGGAAAGGGTAACTTCATCATCTGCTCAGCAGACGTTGCATCAGCCCTAGCTATGTCCGGTGTACTAGATTACGCACCAGCACTTTCAACTAACTTGAACGTAGACGACACAGGCAACACATTTGCTGGTGTCCTAAACGGTAGATACAGAGTATACATTGATCCATATTCTGCTAACACTGGAGCTGCTAGCCAGTTCTACGTAGCAGGTTACAAAGGTTCAAGTGCTTATGACGCTGGTCTTTTCTACTGTCCTTACGTTCCTCTACAAATGGTTAGAGCGATTGATCCTAACACCTTCCAGCCAAAAATCGGCTTTAAGACACGTTACGGCATGATTGCTAACCCATTCGTACTAGATGGTTCTGGTAACACTGACGCAGATAACTTTACTGCAGACAGAAACCAGTACTACAGAAGCGTTAAAGTTACTAACTTAATGTAATAATAAGATTCCATATTAAATGGAACTTGGGGGGAGCATTAGCTCCCCCTTTTTTTATAAATAAAAACATTATGGAGAACAATGATGTCTAATCGAAAACTTTTAGTAATAAATGAAACTCGCCCATCAACTGATATTGAGTTTTTTCTGTTTGAGCTTGAAAAAGAATACAATGTAGATAACGTGTATCCAGGTTATGAAAGACATGCAAATGTTATTAACGCTATGATGAGAATACCTGAAGGTCATGTAACTCAATTGGCTGATTGGGCTCTAGAAGACGGCCACGGTGATCATGAAGTAAATGGAGAGCATTGTGATGAAGGAGATAAATGTATATGTGGACCAGTATTTACACACCCCCCAAAGGTTGATTCTTTAGAGTGGACTATGTTCATAAAGCATTCAGAAGCATATCCGATCCATTTTGATCCTGACTCAACAAATGAACTTTACGAAATGAGAAAAGCATATAATGAAGAACATGGCATTGTTGAAACAGTGAAAACAGTGTCAGTAGATGAGCACTGGAATATCCTAGATTAATTTTTGTGTAATATTTACACTTTACTTTTTTAAGTACAGATGTTATAATACATATTAATGGCGCACCATGTGTGCCAGATTTTGATTAATTGATTATCCTAGGAGATATTATGAAAAAATTGAAGTTACTTTTGCTTTTGCCAATGGTGTTTGTTCACACTGCTTGTGCAAGCAATCAAGCCGCACAAGACTACTATGCGGCAGTTAAGGCATCACAAGATGCACAAACAATGATTGCTGCAGCTAGATATCAAGCACTAGCGCAAATGGCACAGTCGGGTGATCCAGGTGCTGCTACAGCAGCTACTATGGCAATTGCCTTATCACAAACCCCCACCATTACACCACAGTATATTGAAAGCGGTGCTTTAAAATGGGCACAAGTTTTAACACCTGCTGTTACTACAGTTGGTATGGGTGCTCTTAGTGCGTGGACCTCAGTTAATGCTAGCAACAACTCAAAAGATGTTCAGTTAGCTAGTTTCCAAACAAACGAAGCAATTCAGTTAGGACAACAAAACATGGTTGCTAATTTGGGAGGGCAATGGGCAGGAGCAGCTGCGGCTGGCGGTCAAGCATCGGCAGAAATTGCTTTAGCTGGATTTAATGCTCTAAACACTGCTGGCGGTCAAACTGCAGATGTTGCTGTTGCTGGCTTCAGTGCTAACACCGATATTGCTACTGCTGGCTTCAGTGCTAACACGAATATTGCTGGCTTAGGCTTTGCAACTGCTGATAGTATTGCTACAACTGGTTTCGATACTGTTAATGATGTTGCTGCTACTGGAGTGTCTGGCATTGTACTAACAGCCGCAAACGGTTTAACAACTGCTAACAATATTGCTACAACTGGTTTCGATACTGTTAATGATGTTGCTGCTACTGGCATGACTAACATGACTACTATCGCTCAGTGGGGTATGGAAGGAATGTTTGCTATTAATCAAGATACTAATGCTACTATGGCTGGTATCATTGCTGATAACAATGCAACATCACTTGCTAATAACACACTAACGAATACCAACTATGCACAAATCCTTGCAGATATGAATGCAACGATTCAACAGTTGGGTGCGGATCTAGCAGATCCAATTACATGTAGTCCAAACGCAGACGGCTTATTTGTTTGCCAATAATACTATAAATTAATTAAGGGCCACAAGGCCCTTTTTTTATCTGTGGAGAATAACTCTTATAAATAACACATAAGGAGAACATAATTATGGCAAGACAATGGAAAGATGCTAAAGTAGTTATTCAGAAAGTGAATAAGAAAACCTCTATTGGTAGAGGTAATATTAAAATGAGTAGTATGAACAAAAGCAAAAAAGCTAGTTTTAAAAAATACAGAGGACAAGGTAGGTAATGGCATTAGACCCAATACTCAATATTTCGGAAGCAACTTTTGATGGAGGTAATCCTTCAGAGTTAGATTTTTTACGGCCCAACGGGTTTAAATTTCAAGTGCATTCAATTCCGAATGTTGCGTATTTTTGTCAGTCTGCAAACATACCAGATATGACATTAGGGTTTGCTACTGTAAATACCCCTCTTGTTGACTATTCAGAACCAGGTGAGAAATTACAATTTGGGGAACTTAATATTAGATTTCTTATTCAAGAAAATCTACAAAACTATTTAGAACTATATAATTGGATTAGGGGATTAGGCTTCCCAGAGTCCCGTGACGAGTATATAAAGTTTATTGAGAAGCAACAATACAGACAACCTTCATCGATTCAAATAACGAGAATGCGAGCTTTACTAGAAAAAAGCGATGCAAGTTTGTTTATATTGGATTCAAATAACAATCCTACAACTAGAGTAGTGTTTCAAGATGCTTTTCCTGTGGCTTTAAGTGGTATGGACTTTGATCTTAGTACAGGTAACACTGACTATTTTCAGGCTCTAGCTACTTTTAGATACAAGCAATTTGTTGTAGAAACACTAACATAATTTAGTTAAAAAAGTTCTTGACATACACTGTAAAGAGTGTATAATAATGTTTTGTCATGACTCTAGGAGTATATTATGAAACTTGATGAATTACAATCTGAGTGGAAGCAAGATTGTATTATAGATGAGCTTAACTTGGGCTCGGCAGCAATCAAGACAGCAGAGTTACATTCGAAGTATTTGAATTATTTAACGACGCTAAAACTACAGAACAGAAAATACGAATCTAACCTACTTACTCTTAGGAGGCTGAAGTGGAGATATTTTCGTGGCGAGCTTAGTAAACAAGAGCTTGACGATTTAGGTTGGGAACAGTTTTTAGGTAACCAACCTTTAAAAAACGAAATGCAAGAGTACTTGGATAGTGATCCAGATGTTATTAAATTATCTGAGAGACTTGAGTACTCGCGGGCATGTTTGCTATTTTGTGAGACAGTTATGAAGGCACTAAATAGTAGGACATGGGATATTAAAAACGCTATCGAATGGACAAAGTTTACTAACGGTTTAATGTAGTGATAACAGTTAAAAAGAAAAACGAAGTACATCTGCTTGTTGATACTGACCCAGGTATCGCTCAAGAACTTAGCGACTATTTTACCTTTGAGGTGCCTGGTGCTAAGTTTATGCCTCTCTATAAGAGTCGTATGTGGGATGGAAAAGTTAGACTTTTTAACATTTACAATAAGACTCTTTATGTTGGGCTATTACCATACTTGAGAGAGTTTTGCAAGACTCTCGAGTATAAACTGGAAGAAAAGATAACCGATATAGGAGATCCTGTATCAATAAAATACGTTGAAAACTTAACAAAGGAGTTAAACTTAAAGAGTAATGGAAAAGATATTGAAGTTAGAGATTACCAAGCTGATGGAATCCGTGAAGCCGTTAATAGAGGTAGGGTACTCCTACTTAGCCCCACTGCTTCTGGCAAGTCTCTCATTATATATTCCTTGGTTCGTTATCACCAACGCTTAGGCAGAAAGCAATTAATTATTGTTCCTACAACATCACTTGTAGAACAGATGTATGGAGATTTTGCAGACTATGCTTCAGATAATGAATGGTCTGTATCAGAGAACTGTCATAGAATTTATGGCGGTAAAGAGAAATCAAATGAATTTCCAGTAACGATTAGTACTTGGCAATCTATTTACAAGTTTCCTAAATCGTGGTTCGAAAAATTTGATGTTGTTTATGGGGACGAGGCTCACCAGTTTAAAGCAAAGTCATTAACAACCATTTTGGATAAGTGTGAGAACACACCATATAGAATTGGTACAACCGGCACGTTAGACGGAACCAAGACGCACAAGCTAGTATTAGAAGGCATCTTTGGTTCCGTTTTTAAAGTTACTACAACAAAAAAATTAATGGACACTAAACAAGTCGCTAATTTAAAAATTATCGGGCTTGTATTAGACTACAGTGAACAAGAAAAGAAGTTAGTTAAAGACTTCACCTATCAAGAAGAAATGGATTGGTTAGTATCTAATCCAAAACGCAACGAAATTATAAAAAACGTTTCTATTACACAAGAGGGTAATACACTAGTTCTGTTTCAATATGTAGAGAAACACGGCAAAATCTTACACGAAATGATTCAAAAGAGTGTAAAAGATAACAGAAAAGTGTTTTTTGTATACGGTGGTACTGATACAGAGCAAAGAGAAGAAATTAGAGCATTGACAGAAAAGGAAAACGATGCTATAATTATAGCTTCATATGGTACATTTTCAACTGGTATAAATATAAGGAACTTACATAATGTTGTATTCGCTTCTCCGAGTAAGTCTAGAATTAGAAATTTACAAAGTATAGGTAGAGGACTAAGAAAGGGTGATAACAAAACAACATGTAATTTATTTGATATTGGAGATGATCTGTCTTACAAGAGCAAAAAGAACTATACGTTACAACACATGATTGAACGTATTAAAATTTATAGCGAAGAAAAATTTGACTATAAATTAGTGAGGATAGATGCCAGTGGAACTTAGAGTAATTAAATTAATTAACAACACAACTCTTGTAGGAATATTTGAACAACAGGATGACATGATTAAAATTACATACCCTTTTGAGATTGTTATTCATACATTACCAAATGAACAAGGTATGCCACTTGGGGAAACAAATTTAATTCGCCCTTATATGACAATGACGGATGATAGAGAAGTGAATTTTGATAGTATAAATGTTATGACAAGTTATAGTTTATCTGAAAAGTTTTATCGCTCTTTTCAGAATATGGTTGAAAATTGTTATAACAAACCAACATATTTTTCAGGAGATTTTATTGATGAAGAGCCAGTTAGTGCTGGTAATGAGTATGATGTTGATTTAACACCTGAAGAGGAAGAGTGGTTAAAAGAGGCAATGTTAAGTAATAACGATGGTAAAGATACAATACATTGATCCTTTAAACGCTACATAGCGAAGTATACAACCTTTTTAAACGGTTGTCAAGCAGAAATTTTTTATAATGGAGTAAACATGGAAAAGAAACCAGCTCACTACATAGACAACAAAGAGTTCTATGCTAAAATTTCAGAGTATAAAGCACTCTGTAATGAGGCAGAGGCTGCTGGGGATGAGCGCCCACCTGTAACGCAATATTTAGGCGAGTGTTTTATTAAAATTGCCAATCACCTTGCATACAGATCTAATTTTATTAACTATACCTTTAGAGAGGAAATGGTTTTAGATGGTATTGAAAACTGTCTAACATACATTCACAACTTTGATCCTGACAAATCAAAAAATCCTTTTGCGTATTTTACACAAATTACATACTATGCCTTTTTAAGAAGAATACAAAAAGAAAAGAAACATCAAGAAACTAAAATGAAGTATCTACAGTCAGTAGACTTAGAAGCTATTTTAGAGGACTTGAATGAGGGTGAACAAGGCAGTAACGAGTTTGTTGCATGGATGCGAGAACAACTAGACAATAATGCTAGGGAAGCCGCTAAAATGGAAGACTACAAGAAGCCCCCTAAGAGACGCCCCAAGTATTTTGATGAAAAAAAATCATCAGAAGAGCTTGACATTTAGAAAAAACCTGTTATAATAGCAGCATAATTCGTAATGATTGTGAGAACTTAATTGTGAAGATACGTTATTCTGAAATGTTTTACTCGTTCCAAGGCGAGGCTGAAATGGCTGGTACACCTACAGTGTGGATTAGGTTCTTTGGTTGTAATTTAGAATGTAATGGCTTTGGACAAAGTACCCCCTCTAATCCTGACACATGGAAACTCCCCTATAAAGACTACGACTTGATTAATGTCAAGCGAGTAGAGGACTTACCTGTATGGGAGTATGGTTGTGATTCTTCTTACTCTTGGTCAATGAAGTATAAACATCTCGCACAAGATACAAACCCAGAAGAAGCTTGTAATAAATTAGAAGAACTTTTACCTTACGGTAAGTTTACGCATCCTATAACAAAACAAGAAAATATGCTTGCCTTTACTGGTGGCGAGCCTATGCTACAACAAAGGCAAATGAAAGCCATTGTTAATGAGTTTCTTATTCGTGGTAATGTTCCTAAGATCATTACAGTAGAAACAAACGGCACAAAAAAACTAAACAAAGATTTACAAGACTACATTAATATCTTTTTAGCAGATATGGGCATACGTTGGCATTGGGCTATTAGTCCTAAAACATTACACACTGCTGGAGAAGTAGGCAAGGTAGATGTAGACAATTTTATGTCTTACCTTTTTAATACTACTAGCACTGGTTGTCTTAAATTTGTTTGTAACGGATCAGAAGAAAGTTGGTTTGAACTAGAAGGATATGTACGGCAAGTTCAAGAGTATTGTTCTTTTGCAGAAATGACTATGCCAGATATTTGGATTATGCCTGTAGGTGCTACAAAAGAAGAACAAGAAGAAGTAGCAGACATTTGTGTCGAAGCTATGAAACGAGGATACAAGGTTGCCACTCGTAATCATGCTTATGTATTTGGCAACCAAATAGGAACTTAATATGTTAGGTAAAGATAACCGAAAAACACATTTCTATATCAGTTTAATTAAAAGTGGTTTTAGATTTGTAGCAGCAGGCTTTCTTGTATTTGGAGATTTTGTCGTTGCAGGATTAATGTTTGCTTTAGCAGAAGTGCTTGGCATTTTGGAGGAGCTTTGAACTATAACCTTGATAAAAACGGCAATATAGATCTGTCTTGGAAAGATATAGACGTACTTGTACAACGAATAGCAGATAATATTGACTTTCCTGTTAAAAAAATAATCGGTATTGCTAGAGGGGGACTTATCCCCGCAGTAATGTTGTCTAATAAACTTGATATACCAATGGTGCCTATTACATGGCAAACAAGAGACTTAGAAAAATATCATGACGTTGAATCTCTGATACATAATAATGAACCAGATATTTTAATATTTGACGACATGGTAGACAGCGGACAAACATACTTAGATTTGTATGAGATCTGTCCAGCCGCAAAGTTTGGTGCTCTTTTCAATAAAAAAGAAGAAATAACACTTGACATTTGTGGAGAGTATATGTATAATGTACCCAATTGGTTAATATTCCCGTGGGAGAAGTAATGGAAAAAGTACACAAACCTGTAAGTCAGGAAATCGCAGAACGCCTTAAGAAAAGGGGTGTTCGTTATTTTGCATGCGACAATATCTCAGAACATATTGAGAGCTGGGAGCATGATCAACTAATTAGTGAACTACAAGGAAAGTTTCAAGGTGTTCTAGAATCCCTGGTTATTGACACTGAAAACGATCCTAACAGTAGAGATACAGCTAGACGTTTAGCAAAGATGTATGTATTAGAAATTATGGGCGGTAGATTCGAAAAGCCACCTACAGTTACCTCTTTTCCCAACGAAGATGAATACGAACAATTAATTGTTATTCGTTCTGATATTAAAAGCATGTGTTCACATCATCATCAGCCGGTACAAGGTGTTTGTTATATTGCTTGTATGCCTGGACAAAAAGTTATTGGGCTATCTAAATACACAAGAGTAGCACAACACTTAGCTGCACGCGGACATTTGCAAGAAGAACTTACTGAGATGATTGCAAAGGAAATTGAAAGGCTAACCGAGTCTAAGGCTGTAGGTGTTTACATTAGAGCACGACATGGTTGTTGTGAAAATAGAGGCATTAGATCCTCTAATAGTTCTACACAAACTACAGTATTAAAAGGTTTGTTGCAGTCAGATAAAGCTCTTAAAAATGAATTTATGCACAACATACAGCTACAGGAATTAGGTAATGGATCCTTCTAAAAGACAAGTTATTGTTGACTTAGAAACTCTAAGTACTCGCTCTAATGCAGTTATTACTAGCATTGGTGCTGTTGCGTTTACTATAAACGACGGCATCTTAGGTGAGTTTTTTATTAATGTAGATCCTATTACATGTAAAGATGTTGGTATGCACATTGATAAAGAAACTGTAGAGTGGTGGCAACAACAACCTGCAGAAGCTAGAGAGTCTTGGCAAAAAAATCCTGTGCCATTAGATGAAGCGCTAGATAAGTTTGCAAGGTTTTATGGTGAAGAGTCTATTCCTATTTGGGGTAATGGTGCTAACTTTGATGTGGTTATTTTAGAAAACGCTTTTATTCAGTCTGGTTGGACTGCTAATCGTCCAGGCAACTTTAAGTTTCCATGGAAGTTTTGGGACATTTATTGCCTACGAACTCTAACTAATGTTCTAGGACGTAAAGTAGAAAAGACAGGAATTAATCACAACGCACTACACGACGCAATGGCAGAGGCAAAAGTATTATTGGAAATATTGAGATCATGAAATTAGAATATGTAGTCTCAGGCACATCATATATGCGTCTGACAAACCCTAAAATTATTAACGATCCTGAAAACGTTTATACAGTTAATAAGTTAATGAAAGATATCGTGCAAGATAAAAACTCGCACGATTTTTCTATGCTGTATAATGCTTGCACTGAATCTGGTTTTGGGGAAAAGTTTCAAGTATATAAAGACAGCTGTAAATATATTCATGCTGACTCAGGCGGACTACAGGTTGTTACACAAGGTAAACAACTAACAGACGAACTAAAAGATAAAGTTTATGAGAACCAGGCAAAGTGGGCAGACATTGGTATGTGTTTTGACGAAATTCCTGTCACTCTTGTCGGCGATCGATCAGACAGAAATGATGTAAAAGGGCGTTTCTTTAATCGTGATGGCTTCGAAGAATGTGCTAGCATTACAGGCAGAAATATTAAAAGACAATTTGAGATATTTGATCAACATAATAGCAAGTGTCGTCCATTTGTTATTTTACAAGGCAACGACTTCCCCACATACATGAAGTGGGCAGAAAAAATTCTAGAAGAGGTACCACAAGAGAAGCACACAAAACTAGGTGGTATTGCTATGGCAGCGGCTGCACTTGGTACGGGTAATTTAGAAGATGTACAGAGAGCTTTTACTGCTAGTCAAGCACCTATTCGCGATGAGAACGGCAAACTACATGTACACGTTCTTGGTGTTGGCTCTGTACGAAGAATGCTTCCCTATTTAATTTTCCTACAAAACGAAACATATAAAGACGTGGTAGTGTCTTATGATAGTACTACACACTCTAGAGCTGTAGAAACAGGATTGTACTATATGGGAGAAGGTACAACAAAATTTAGCAGAGACTTTGATGATTATTACAGACAATTCTACAATGACTTGTCTGAGGTTATTGATATCCCTGTTAGTGTCAAAGAATTCCATAAGATTTTAAATACAAACGCTACAACATGGCTAGAAGAACATACAGATCTTAACTTATGGATTAAAATTAGAACAGCATTTATTTTTAAGAGTATTGCCAATTTTACTAAACAT